CCCGGGCACCCGGCGCCAAAGTTCGGCGTGGAGTCGCCGCCGCGCCGCAGGCCGGCCCAGCGCCAGCTCTCCCTGCTGGAAGGAGGCGCGCGATGAAAAAATCACATATTGACCTGGGCCTGTTTCCCGGCCGGCGGTATGATGCGGTCATCAGGACGGCCAACGCCGACGAGCATGACAGCCACCTGGCCACCGATGGCACTGTCGGCTGCGTGGAGCTGTATCCTGCTGGCGCGGGCTGCTTGCCTGGAGGCGAATTCGACGTCGAAAAATGGGAAGCTGCGATGCACCACGTAATGCTGTCGTTCCACCTCAGCCCGCGGGGATACCGCGAGGCGGTGGTGGTTCTCGCGCACCAAGCCGCACCGGTGGATATCATAGAGCCGGGAGACATCGGCGGGTACCACGAGCTTGAGCGCATCGCGCCCCTGGGAGGTGCCCTATGAGCCGACCGCCAATCGCCAATCGCCAATCCAAAATCACAAATCCCCTTGCCGACGGCGATCCCACCCCGGAGAAGGCCGCGGCCGAACGTCTGCTGGCCGTGGAGGTGCGCCTGCACTGCGCCGAGAAGACCCTGGCCAAGGTGGTGGAGACGGTGGAACGGATGCTCGCCGCCCCGTCCCCGGCCTATCGCGGCCGGCCGGAGCTGACCGTGGTGAAATAGGCGCCGCATCCTATACAAAACCCTGCCAAACGGACGCGACTTATCGCGTCCGTTTTTTTATTCTGTAATCCCGACGATGAATGCATGGAGCATCATGGCCATCGACCGCGAACAGCTCAAATCCCTCATCGACGCCACCCTGAGCCGCATGGACCTGCACAGTCCGGCGGCGCTCAATCTGCTGATGGGCACGGCGGCCCAGGAATCCCATCTGGGTACATATATCCGCCAGATCGGCGGCGGTCCGGCGCGCGGGATTTTCCAGATGGAACCGGCCACCGAGGAGGACATCTGGCGCAACTACCTGCGCGGCCGGATGCACCTCTCCGACCGGGTGTGGGTGGTTTCCGGCTGCGACGGGCCGAATCCCTACCAACTGGAGGGCAACCTGCTCTACCAGATTGCCATCGCGCGGATCCACTATCTGCGCGTGCCGAAGCCTCTGCCGGCGGCCGGTGACGTGGCCGCAATGGCGGCCTACTGGAAAAAATATTGGAACACACACCTGGGCGACGGCACCGTGGAAGAGTTTGCCGCCAATTATCGCAAGTACGTCGAGGGATAGCGTCATGGGAAACATGATCATCGGTAAGCTTCTGCGGTTCATCGGCCGCAGGCTGGACGGCTACAAGACCACTGTGGGCGGGATCGGCATGATCCTCTCCGGCCTGGCCGGGCTGCTGGGGTACATGTTTCCGGAAACGGCCAACCTGCCGCAAATGGAAATCAACGATATTTTAAGCCTGATCACCGGCGGACTCGCCGTCATCGGCATCGGCGGCAAGATCGAGAAGACCAAGAATGTACTCGCCACTAAAAGAGGAAATCCAGGCGAAGCGCCCCAAGATCGCCATTAGCAAGACGTTTCACTGGGATTGGGACATCGCCCTGGCGCGCCTGTGGCGGCGATTAAAGACGTACGGGCGGCCGATCGGCCGCCTCAAAAGGAGACCAAAATGAAGACCCTGTTGGCGATTCTGCAAATTTTTCCGGCCCTGCTGGGCGTGATTACGGCTGTGGAGCAGGCGTTTCCGCAGTCGGGCGTCGGATCGCAAAAGCTGGATATGGTCAAGCAGATCATGCTGGAGGCCTATGACGGCATCCAGGAGATCATGCCGGCGATTGAAAAAATCGTCGGCGTGGTGGTCGCCTTCGCCAATTCCATCGGTGCATTCCGCAAGGATGGCTGATGGCTGACGAGGCGGACCTGGGCAACGAGAGCGCCGAGACGCACCTACGTCTGGCGCTGGGCCGATGCCTTGACGACATCGAGGATTACGGTGGCAGCGAGGTGTGCATCGAGTGTGGCGAGGAGATTCCGGCGGCACGGCGCGTCGCGGTGCCAGGGTGCAAACGGTGTCTGCGATGTCAGGTCGATTTCGAGCGCCGCAACCGCTGCAATATCAACAATTGAGGATATCGCTGATGATCAATTACGCCGCGGCTAAGTTTTGGTTCGATGTAGCGCAGGTGATCATCTGGGCCGCGCTGGCCGTGTATTTGTACTACGACCGGCAAAACAAGGCCACCCGCGGCGCGGTGGACGCCCTAGGCCGGCGGGTGGACGCACGGTTGGACGGCCACGACGCGCGGATCGCGACCATCGAGGCGTCGTGCCAGCACGCGCCCAAGCATGCCGATCTGGCGGCCATTTATGATCGAATCAACGCTATTGGCTCGAAAGTCGACGAGATGAGCGGTGAGCTGCGCGGGTTCCGGCGCGGCATCGACCTAATTCAGCAGCACCTGATGGGGGACGGATGATATGAGTTTTGCCGACCTGATCGCCGCCGATATCCGGCTGGCCGTGCTACAGATATTGGCGCAGGACCCCGGCTATGACGCCAACGAGATGGTGCTGCGCCAGGCCCTGGCAGCCCTGGGTCACCAGATCAGCCGGGATCGGCTGCGTAGCGAGCTGGCGTGGCTGGACGAGCAGCGCCTGATATCGACCGTCGATGTCGGCGGGGTCGCCGTGGCGCGATTGACGGGCCGCGGCGATGACGCCGCCGGCGGACGATCGGTGGTGCCCGGCGTGCGTCGGCCAGGTCCGGAGGAGTGCTGATGGCCAAGCGCCAGCAGAGCTCGATCGACCGCTTGCCAGACGACGTACGGGAGCAATTACAGGCCCTGCTACGCGATCCGCGCGTGACCCAGCTAGAGGCCACGGCCCGGATCAACGCGATTTTGGAGGCCGACGGTCATCCGGAACGGCTGAGCAAGTCGGCCGTCAACCGGTACGCGGTGCGTATGGAGGAAGTCGGCGCCAAGCTACGCGAGGCCCGCGAGGTGGCGCAGATGTGGATCGGCAAGCTGGGCAGCGAACCAGCCGGCGAGGTGGGCAGGCTGCTCAACGAGATCGTGCGCAACCTGGCGTTCCGGGCGGCGATGCAAGTAAGCGAGGGGGAGGGCGACATCGACCCGAAGGACCTGAAAAACTTGGCTGTCGCCGTGCACCGCCTGGAGCAGGCGGCCGAGCGCAACGTAAGGGTGGAGCGGGAGATCCGGCAGCAGGCTAAGGCCGAGGCGGCCGAAGCGGTGGAGTCCGAAGCCAAGCGCCAGGGCGCCAGCGCCGCCACCATCGACAGCCTGAGGGCCGCGATCATGCAGGAGATGAAGGCGTGAGCGCCGTTTTACTGCCATACCAGCAACGCTGGATCGCCGACAAGGCGCCGGTGAAGATCCACGAAAAGAGCCGGCGCATCGGCCTGTCCTACGCCGAGGCCGCCGATGCCGTGCTGCATGCGGCCGACGCGGACCGGGGCGCCAACGTCTATTACATCTCCTACGACAAGGAGATGACGGCCGGTTTCATCCAGGACTGCGCCACATGGGCCAAGGCGTTTCACGCCGCGGCCGGCGAGATCGGCCAGCAGGTGCTGACCCGCGATGACGGCAAGGATGTCCACGTGTACGACGTCCCTTTTGCCAGCGGCCACCATATCCGGACATTTTCCAGCAACCCGCGCAACCTGCGCAGCAAGGGGCGACCGGGCGAGCGGCTGGTGATCGACGAGGCAGCCTTCGTAGACGATTTGGCCGAGCTGCTCAAGGCAGCCTTGGCCATGACGATCTGGGGCGGCACAGTGCATATCATCAGCACCCACAACGGCGACGAGAACCCGTTCAATGGCCTGATCCAGGACGCCCGAGCCGGACGCAATGCCTATTCGGTGCATCGCGTGACGCTAGACGATGCGTTGAACGAAGGGCTGTTCCGACGGATCTGCGAGGTTACCGGGCGAGAGTGGAGCATCGAGGCCCAGACCGCCTGGCGCGCGGAGCTGATCCGTCGCTACCATCCGAACGAGGACGAGGAGTTGTTCGTCATCCCGGCCTTCGGCGGCGGGGCCTACCTGCCTCGCGCCCTGATCGAGGCCTGTATGGCCGACGCCCCGCTGCTGCGTTTCGACGGCACCAGGGCTTTCAACCTGGCCCCGGAGCCGCAGCGGCGCCGCGAGATGGACGACTGGATCCGGGATGTTCTGCAGCCCGAGTTGGCACGCCTCGACCCGGCCCGGCGCCATGTGTTCGGGATGGACTTCGCCCGCAAGGGCGACATGACCGACATTGTGCCGCTGGAGATCGGCGCCGCCCTTCGCAACCGATGGCCGTTTTTGCTGGAGCTGCATAACGTGCCGTATCGCCAGCAGGCCCAGGTGATGCTGGCGGTGGGAAACGGTCTGCCGCGCTTCGGCGGCTG